GTTCATCTTCGAACTTGACGAGCGCGAGGAATGGACGAACGAAGCGGCTTGGATTAAGGCCAATCCGGGCTTAGGCACCATCAAATCAATTCCGGCATTGCGCAAGAACGTTGACAAGGCGAAGAACGACCCTACGTTTCTTCCAACGCTGCTTGTTAAGGACTTCAACTTAGTTGAAAACCAGTCTACGGCTTGGCTCAACTGGCAAGAGATACACAACGACGCTACGTTTTCACCTGATGACGGTTTTACTTACGCGATTCTTGGCGTTGACGCATCGGACACGACCGACCTAACGGCGGCGTGCCTGCTCATGCAGCGACCGGGCGACCCGAACATATACGCAATGCACATGGCTTGGATTCCGCAGCGTGCGTTGGAGCAGGCGGAGCGCGAGGGGCGGCGCGGTGGGCGCGATGGCGTGCCCTACGATGCTTGGATTGCCAACGGATACCTTCGCACGTGCCCAACGCCGATTATCGACAAGCGCGTAGTTTTGGAATGGGTGGCCGAGGTGCAGCGCAAGCACGGAATATACGCCGTTGCGTGCGGCTATGACCCGTGGCATATGCGAGACGTTCCGACCGTTGAAGCCTATGAAGGCTACTTCGGAGCCGACAACTTCCGGCGCGTCGTTCAGGGTGCGCAAACGCTGTCAATGCCGATGAAGGAACTTCGGGCGCTGTACCGGGAAAACAGAATCGTAGACAACGCGAACCCTATTGCGGAGTGGTGCCGCTCAAACGTCGCCGTGAGAAGCGACGCGAACGGCAACATTGCGCCGGACAAGAAGAACCAAGACCAGCGCAACCGCATTGACGCTTGGGCGGCTGAATGCGACGCGTTCGTAGTCCTAAAGGACATGGCAGACGATTACAAAGCAATGATTGGGGGCTGAAATTGGCAAGACAAAAGCCGCGCTTGCGTGGGATGTTCGACAGCATCTTTCACCGACCGCAGGTTAAGGCTGTCAACGGCTACTTCTCTACGTTCACCGCCTACCAACCTTCGTTCACAACGTGGACTGGCGGCATCTACGAAGCGGAGTTGACGCGAAGCATCATCGAGAGCGGCGCGAACCACGCAAGCAAGCTGAAACCAGAGATTCAGGGGACGGCGCACAGCGCCGCCACGCAATCGCTTCTGCACCAGCCTAACCCGTGGATGACAACGCCGCAGTTCATCAAGCGCGTTTACACGATGTTGCAGGTAAACGACACGGCGCTAATCATCCCGATTTTCGCGGATGACAACATAACGCAGATTGGCTACTACCCTGTTTTGCCTAGCCGCTGCAACGCCTACGACGTTGACGGCGAACTATGGCTGAAGCTGGACTTCCCGACCAGTGAAAGCGTTTTCGTTGAGTGGGCGCGGTGCGGCGTGATGACGCGGCACCAGTACAAATCTGACCTGTTCGGCGACGGCACAAACGTTCTGCAACCGACGCTTGAACTTATGCACGCGCAGAACGAGGGAGAGCAGAACGCAATCAAGCAGAGCGCCTTTATTCGCTTCATCGGCAAGCTTTCGCAGAACCGAAACGAGACGGACAAGGAAGAAGCCCGCAAGGAGTTCAACAAGCAGCTTTCGCCAGACAATTCCGGCGGCATAGCTGTTTATGATCGCATCTTCGATGACGTGAAGCAGATAACGCCAGCGAACTACACCGTAGACGCGGCGCAGATGGAGCGCATAGAGAAAGCGGCCTATCGCTTCTTCGGCACGTCCGAAGACGTGGTTATGAACAGGGCAAGCGAGGAAACCTATAACGCGTTCTACGAGGGCAACATTGAGACGTTCGCCGTTCAGCTTGGATTCGTCCTAACGTCTATGACGTTCACGCGCAACGAGATTGCGCACGGAAACCAAATCATGCTTTCGGCAAACCGCTTGGAGTTCGCCAGCAACACCACGAAGCTAGCCGTTGCGCAGGCCATGTTTGACCGTGGCGTTTTCAACGGCAACCAGGTAGCCGACATATTCCAAGCGCCGCACTACGACGGCGGAGAGCGCCACGTTATACGCGGTGAGTATATCGACCTTGCGCTAATCAGCGAGCATACGGCAGAAGCCGCCGCAAGCGCGGCGCAGACAAACGCAAACATTGCGCTAGCCGACCAACTGGGACAGCCCACCGGCAAGAGTGAAGGGACAGACGATGCCAGCGAAACCGAATGAACGACAGTACCGAACTTTGAGCGTGCCGCTGAAGCCGTTTAGCGAGGTTGAGAAACGGGCAAAGCGCTTCGACACCGAGTTTTACATTGAGGGCTACGCTTCGACGTTCAATGACCCTTATATGCTGTTCCGCGACTTCAACGGCAACGAGTATTGGGAGGTTGTCAGCCCCGATGCTTTCACCGATGCGGACATGGCGGACGTTATTTTGCAGTTCGACCATGAGGGGCGCGTTTACGCGCGAATGAGCAATGGAACGCTGATTGTAGAGCCTGACGAACACGGGCTGTTCGTCGCGGCTGATCTATCGCGCACGGAGAACGCGCGGCAGCTATTCGAGGAAATCAAAAGCGGCATGATTACCGGCATGAGTTGGGCGTTTACCGTCGCCGCCGATGAATACGACAGGGACACGCGCACCACCACCATAACGCGCGTAAGAAAGGTTTTCGACGTGTCGGCGGTCAGCATCCCGGCTGACCCCAACACCGAGATAAGCGCACGCAACCTGCTTAACGGAGAGATTGAGCGGATGCGCAAGGAGTTTGCGCGGCGGCGTTTGGCGCTGGCGAAAGCCCGTGCAACTGTAGTAATGGCAAACACAAGAAAGGCTTAGAAAATGAATCTGGAAGAACTTTTGCAGGAACTTCAGGCGCTCATTGACAAGTACGCCGAGGGCACGCCGGAGGACGTGACCGAGGAACAGGCGGAGCAGGACGCGGAGCGCATGAACCAGCTTTCCACGGAGATTGAGCGCATCACCGGCGAGAACGCGCAGCGCCGCACCGCCCGCGAAGCGTCCATGGCCAACGCCCGTTCCGCTATCGAGCGCGGCACCGCCGTGCGCGTTGACAACGTGCCGCTTGCCCGCAGCGCTTCCGGCAACGGTGGAGTTGTCCGCGATGTTACCGACTACGCCGCCGCCGCCCGCCGCGCGTGGGCTAAGGACTTGGCTACCGCTGGCGGCATTCAGCTTGTTGGCGGCAATGAGGTTACGGCGCAGGAGCGTGCAGCGTTTACCCATATGACCACCAACACCGGCAGCGTTGTGCCAAAAGAGGTGCAAGACGAGATTATCAGCCTGATTGACAACTCGGCTGTTCTGTACGGCGACGTGTCCAAGACCACCTTCAAGCACCAGTTCGAGTTGATCCGACACAAGGCCGTTACCGCTGGCGATGCGGCCAAGACCGACGAGGGCAAGGCACCTGCCGACGAGCAGAACGAGTTTGACAACATCCCGCTTGTGGGCGAGGAAATCAAGAAGACCGTTAAGATTTCCCGAAAGATGGCCGTTCAGTCTGTTGACGGTTTCGATAATTACATCATCACCGAGACTGCCGCCCGTATCGCCGTTGCGGCTAACGCCTTTACGCATGGGCGCTTGGCTGATGCGAAGCTTGGTATTGGCGCTGCTAACATCATCGCTGCCGCAAAGTCCGGCACGCTCGCCAAGGCAGACATCACCAAGGCGCTTGGCCTGCTTAAGACCTTCGGCAACCCCGTTCCGAAGGGCTGCATCATCTACGCGAACAGCGATACGATCTGGAACTACATTGCCATGATCGAGGACGCAAACAAGCGTTCCTATTTCGTTGACGAGAAGACCGATGACCCGACCGTGCAAGGGCGAATCTTCGGGCGCATCGTCAAGCAGGATGATGCTTGCGCGGACGGCGTTTTGAAGATTGGCTATCCTGACCTTATCAAGGGAAACATCTTCGACGGCGTGGACGTGAGCGGATACGTCGCCACCGACGGAACCCAGAACCATTGCTTCGACGGCTACCTTCTCTATGATTGCGGCCTCGCCGTCCCGCAGGGCTTCGTTCAGCTTTCCATCAACGCGGCTTCCGCCGCTTAGTGCGCAGGGGGTGCAAGATGGCAGACGAGAAGACCGACATTGTAGCGGCCTGCCGCACCGCGTTGCGCATCCCCGAAGATTGCACCATCTACGATGAAGAGATAGCAGACCTTGTGAGCGCCGCCCGTTCCGCTTTGTGCGCGGGCGGCGTTTCGCCTGCTGTGGCCGAAAGCGAAGACCCAAGCGTGCGCGTTGCCGTGAAGGTCTACGTTAAGGCCAACTTCGGCATGGACAACCCCGACGCTGAAAGGCTCATGCGCTCATTTGTTGATATGCAAACGCGCATGGCCGGGGCATCGACGCACAAATACGGCAAGCACGAAGACGGGGGCGCGAAATGAGTATGTGGGCTGGCGTGTGCCAGCTTGTGAAGCAAGAGCCGAAACGCGACAAGCGCGGCGTTACGTCCGTTGCGCAGACGCGCAGGACGGTGCCTTGCAACGTCTACGAGATCAGCGCGGCTTCATACTATGCGGCCAGCGCCGCAGGCATCCGCCCGCAGGCCGTGTTGGAGATTCGCCGCTGTGCGTACGACGGCGAGCAGCTTGTGGAGTTCGACGGCGCTTTGCTTGCCGTTGATCGAGTGCAGAAAACGCCGGACAACGTGAAGCTAACTTTGGTTGAGAGGGTGGGCAATCGTGAGCAGGGCAGCTAGCAACGAAATCGAACGCGCCATTTCAACGGCTATGCGCGAGTGCATAGACGAAAACGAAGAAGTGCTGCAAGAGCGGTGCTGCGCTGCTGGCGAACGAGCCGTGCGCGAGTTGAAGCAGGAAAGCCGCAAGCGTTCCGGAAAGTACGCTAAGGGCTGGAAATCAGAGGTTGAGACCTCGGAAGCTGGCGTTGACTGCACCGTGCATAATCGCGTCTACCAGCTTACGCACCTGTTGGAGAACGACCACGACATCAAGAACCAGACCGGGCGCAGCTACGGAACCGCCAAGGGCGATAAGGTCATAGCGTCCATAGCAGAGCGCGTGGGCGCGGCGTTCGCATCGGACGGTGACGCGAAATGAGAAGCCTAGACGATCTAACCGCCGCGCTTGACGGGCTGGGCATCGAGTGGGCTAACGAGAAGTTCAGCAGCGGCCAGAAGCCCGCGCCGCCTTACATCGTGCTTGAGGCAGGGTTTGAGGAAGCGGCATACGCGGACAATGCGGCCTATGCGCGTTGGATGCCATACGAAGTTCTGCTTTACACGGCACAGCGCGACTACAGCAACGAGCAGCGCATAGCGGCGGCGCTTGGAGCGGCGGAAATCGACTACACAAAAGCCGTAACCCATTTCGACGGCGAAGGGCTTATTGAAGCCGACTTCACCGTTTACGTAACCGAGAGTGAAAGGAACACTGACAATGCCTAGAAACGGATTCTTCGGCGTTAAGAACAGCCATTTTGCGCTTGTTACCGACGAAGACAAACTTACCTACGAGAATCCGGTACACGTTGCCGGCACCGTTGAAATCAGCATGGAACCGTCCGTTGAGACGGCAACCAGCTATGCCGACAACGAACCTTGGATTGAGAAGCAGCAGGATGACGGCGGCAGCGGCACGATGTCTTTCTACGACACCGAAAGCACGCCGGAACTTCGACAGCTTATTGCAGACCTTGTGGGCTACACCATCGCAGCCGATGGCCGCACCATTCTTTCTGCAAACAAGAAGCCGAAGCCCTTTGCCTTCATGTGCGAGCAGCCCGGCCATGTCACAGGCCGCCGCCGCTGTCTGCTGATGTGCCAGCTTTCCAAGCCGTCGCAAACCATGTCTTCTTTGCAGGGAACGCCGGACATTACGCAGCTTGACTACCCGTTTACGTGGAAGCCTGTTACACCGCCCGGCGGAACCGACGAAGACCGCACGAGCGGCTATGACAGCTTCACCGGCCAAGCCGACTATGATACGTTCTTCGATGCCGTGAAGATTGACGGCCTGAAAGCCGATGACGCTGCTACCGCGTCCGCGATGCAGGCGAAGACCACGGCAAAGAGCGGGAGCGCTGAATAATGAAAATCACCGTTGGCGAAACCGAATACGAAGCGACCTTCAACGGCTTCACGCCCATTGCCTTTTCGCGCTGCTTCCACGTTGTCGGCGACAACGGAGTTAAGCGACCGAAGGACATTTCGGAAGCCGTGGGGCTTATTGCCGAATCGCTGGCAAGCGTCGGCATCCCGGCAATCACCGGATTGCTCGAAATCTTCTATGCGTGCATCAAGACCGCAACGCCTAAGTTCGACGTTCCGTTTAACGAATGGGTTGCAGGCTTTCCCGCTGACAGCTTCGACATGACGAGGGGCGACGGTTGGGCGGCTGACGTGATGGGCATTGTTCAGGCAAACTTTTTTCCTTCAACGTCCGATGACGTGGACACCGCGCCCGCCGAAAAGGCCGCTCCCGCCGCTTCCGGCAAATCTAAGTGACGCTTGCGACGCACGCTATCTGTACAACTGCCAGCAATGCGGCCTGAACGTATCGGACTTGCAGCAGCTTAGCTACCGCCAAGTTAAAGACCTGTTGGAGATCAACGCGTTTTATGCGGACGCGGCGGCCAACTACGAGGATGACCAGAAAGCGGCGAAGGGCGAAGCGGCGTTTTGGGCTTAGACGCATGAACGTTTCACAACACCGCGCCCGACCGGGCGCGGTGCTTGAAGCGCTCACGCACTTTGAGAATTGAAAAGAGGTGTGACGGATGGCCGTTAGCTATAAGGGGCTTGTTATCAAGTTCGGCGGCGATACAACGGAGTTGCAGGGCGCGTTGCGAGACGTGCAGAAACAAAGCCGAGAGACGCAAAGCGACTTGAAGGACATTAACAAGGCGCTAAAGTTCGACCCCGGCAATACTGAACTGCTGCAACAAAAGGTCAAGGCGCTTAACAGCGCGTATGACGAAACCAAACGCAAGCTTGAAGCCTACCAACAGGCGCTATCAGGTCTTGAAGCGAAGAAGCGCAGCGGTGAAAAGCTGACGGAGCAGGAAGAACGCCAGTATGACAGCCTTAAACGCGCAATCATGCAATGCGAACGGCAGCTAGAATCATACGGCGAAGAACTGGCAGACACTAAGAAGGAAGCCGAAGCGTCTAAGACGGCGCTATACAAGTTCGGCCAGACAATCGAGGATAACGCGGACAAGCTAAGCAGCGCCGGAAGCAAGATGGAAACGGCGGGCGCGGCTCTAAGCGGTGGCATCGTAGGCGTTGCCGGTTCGCTCACGGCTCTTGCTGAAAGCCAAGAGGAAGCAATACAGCAAAACGCGCAGCTTGAAACAGCGTTCACTAATGCTGGAAGCACCGTTGAGCAATCATCAAAGGTGTATGGCGATTTCTATCGGCTTTTAGGTGACGGCGACACGGCGACGGAAGCAGCGCAGAACCTAATCAGACTTACGCAGAACGAACAAGAATTGTCGCAATGGACTGACATTGCAGCCGGAGCCTATGCCACGTTCGGCAACGCTCTACCTTTGGAGAATCTGGCGGAAGCAGCGCAGGAAACGGCGCATACAGGCACCGTTACGGGCGGCTTGGCTGATGCTATCAACTGGGCGACCGCCAGCAACGAGCAATGGCAAGCGGCGCTTTCAGGCAACAGCGACGCGCAAGCGGCATTCAACAAGGCGCTTGGAGAGGGCGCGACGAAGGAAGACGCGTTTAACGCGGCGCTTGCTGCTTGCAAGACAGAGCAAGAGCGCTCAACGCTCATTACGCAGACGTTGACGGGCATTTACGGCGACGCTGGCAAGCAGTTTCAGGAAACAAACAAAGACTTGCTGGCAAGCCGCGACGCTC